TAAAATGTAAACTCTATTCTTTCAAAACCTGTTAAAGGTAAATTTTTGATTATGTTTTGTGAGTCAGCAAGAGATACATCACCTGATAATGTTTTACTATGTATTGACTCGTAAATATTAAACTCACCTATACTATCTCTGATAGATATTTTTTTAGGTCTACTACTGCCCTCTGTTGACTGATAAGAAATCAGCGTAATATCTGATAGTAGATAGTCTCCTGCTTTTCGGAGTATATTAGGATTGATTGTATTGTACATATTATCTAGTTATCAGTTCTTCAAATTCTTCTACAAATGCTGTTAAATATGCTGGGTCTAGCAATTTAATAGTTCTTAATTTGTCTTGTATTCTGTCCTCATATTCAAAGTTTGATACTGATTGTGCGCCTGTAGCGTCACTATTAACTTCTACCTTGTGAGAGTAATCGTTAGGACCATTTGACGTTGTAGCACCACTTGATTGTGTTAATTCATAATGATGTATTGCGTTAGGATTAGCATACTTATCTTTGACATATGCCTCAAAGTCTTGTTCGGATAACGGCCAACCATAATATCTATCTGTAATATTATTTGTTAATAGTATTATCCAATGATATTCAGCGTCACCAAAATGTTTAAACGCTGTGTCTTCAGGTTTTTCGCCACTCGGTACATCATACTTATCATATAAACTTACTTCATCAATAATTTTTTCTCTTACTTTGATTCGTGTCATAATATCAGTAACAAGTTTCTTATTGCCACTGTTATTAATATCGTATAAACCTTTTTTAAACTTTGAAAAATACATTAATATCCTTGTGCGATTGTGTTCTTAGTCATTATTTCTATTTCAGCAAATGATAGTGACATGTTAATACCTACAGGTGCTGCCCCTCTATCATTTTCTCTAAAAGTTGTAACAACACCCTCAGGCGCATAATTAACTTTCATATCTTTTAAGACACATCTACTGATTTTAGGAAACCATAAGTTCGCCTTATCTCTGTACATGTATGTTATTTGAAATTCTGACGGCACAACAAAATATCTATTAGGTGCTATTTGAGGATGCATATGAAACTTAAATAGTTCTATAATTTTGTGTACGTTTTCTTGTTCTCTTTCATTTCTAGGATAAAATTCATAAGCAAAATTAAACTCTCTAAAAGGTACGTCTTTAAAAATTTGTTCTTTCTTAGGATTTTTAGCTCTTGCCTTCGATTTATCTAATACAGCTCTTAACCCACCAGCACCTAAAGCGCTTGATACTGTATCTACAAATCCTCTAACTATTTCACCAGAAGCAGTTGATAGACCTTCAATAAAATTACTTCCGCCTCTTTCTGCTAAAAAACCAATTAAACCTGTTTCGACTGCCTCGTAATTTACAGTATAGTTTGTTTCTAAACCTTGAGCAGGTGTGTATAAAACAACACTATTAGAAATTCTTGTATGTGTAGGTCTAGTTGATTGTAGACCACTTGATGTTTTTCTTAATCTATCTCCATCAAGGTTTTTAATTTTTTTCCTAGAACCAGGACCTGTGCCTAAAGGCGAACCTATATTTAAATCAACATCTTCAACATTTTCACCTACTAATTTCTTTTGGTCAGGATCAGAGGCGTCTACTAAACCTGTGTTCTTAAATTTTTCAGGATCAACTTCTACAATATCAAATATCATATAATGCCCTTCACCTAATTGACTTGTAGTTTCTGGATAATATACTTGCCCATACTCAAATGGGTTCAGCGCCATGTGACCTGTTTGAGGTGGTACGTTTGCGTTACCTATTTCTAATGGCGATTTGTTTAATAACTTAGCTGCTATCTTTTCTGTTTGACCTTGACTAGAAAGTTTTGATAATGCGCTAGAGATAGTGTTACCTACCATGTTTTGAACAGCTGATTTAAAAATGTTTGATACTTTTCCTGGCATACTAAATATCCTTGTTAGTAATATTTATATAGATTATGGCAAAGAGTTACAAAGGATTATATAGACCTACAAACCCTAAGAAATATGTAGGTGACCCGAATAGAATAGTTTATCGTTCACTACTAGAGCGTAGGTTTATGTTATATTGTGATAGAACACCTGAAATTATAGCATGGGCAAGTGAAGAAATAGCAATTAAATATTATAATCCACTTGACAAAAGAGTTCATAGATACTTTCCTGACTTCATTGTAAAGACTTCTAAAGACAAAAAATACATTATTGAGATCAAACCATACAAACAAACACTAAAACCTAAGGTACCTAGTAAGAAAACCAAGTCATTTTTAAGAGAGAGTTTTGAGTACATTAAGAATATATCTAAGTGGCAAGCAGCCAAAGTGTATGCCGAAGAGAAAGGTTATGAGTTTAAAATAATGACTGAAAAAGAATTAGGTATCTATAATTAGATATAAATATTACAGTAATGGCAAGTATATTCGATAGATTAGTTGATAAGCAAGGTGGTACTAGAAAGTCTGCTAGTTGGTATAGAAATGCTATAAATCAAATAGCAACACCTTTAACAGCTAGAAAGTTAATGAGAGAGAAAAAACTAATAGGTAGACCAAGTGCTGGTAGACTTAACATGTTTTTCTATGATCCTAAATTTAAAGAAACATTACCTTTATATGATACTTTTCCTTTAGTGTTGCCATTAGAACCAATTAGAGGTGGTTTTTTAGGTATGAATTTTCATTATCTACCACCTATGGCTAGATTTAGGATGTTAGAAAGATTACAAACATTTGCTTCTAATAATAAGTTTGATAGAACAACAAGATTAGATGTAGGCTATGATGATATTAAGAACAGTAAATTGTTTCAACCTACATTTAAAAAATATTTGTATTCTTACACACGTTCAAACTTTTTAAGAATAGACGCTGATGAGGCAGCAATATCAATTATGTTACCTGTACAACAGTTTAAAAAAGGGAGACCATACTAATGGCGATATTAAGAGGCGGAAAAAGAATTGGCGGATTTGATATTCGTTTAGGTTTACCTAGAGATAGATCATTAGATAACGTAAATAGAGATCCTAGATTAAGACAAAAGGCAGGTACAAATCCTGAGTCTACATTAGGTAGATTTCAAGCAATGGTAAATGAAGCTGAAGGTTTTGCTAGAAAAGCAAGATACTATGTTGAGTTTCAATTACCTAAAGCAGGATTGGTTAGACCTAACCCAAGTATAGGACCAGTTCCACCTGAGGAAGGTGTTATCAGCTCAGAGGGTGATACATTTACAGGTTTCTCAAGCCCTTCAGATTTAAATGCTGTTCAACAGGCAAATGGTAAACGAGTAAACGCATTTTGTAATTCTATTTCTATGCCTGAAAGAACAATAGCTTTGAAAGAAGTAAAACATAACGGACCTAGAAGAAAGTTTGCTTATGATTATACTTCAGCACCTATTGAAGCGTCTTTCTATTCTGATAAATTTATGAGAGAAAGATCATATTTTGAAATGTGGCAAAGAGCAGCAATATCATCACAGTCACACAATATAGGTTACTATGATGATTATGTGTCAGACTTAAACATATTTCAATTAGGTTCGTTTGGCAGTAGACAAGAGCGTGATGACGTGACTTATGCTGTGAAACTATATGATTGTTTTCCTCAAACAATTAGTCCTGTAAGTTATTCACATGAGACTAACGCTGTTCAAACATTTGCCGTGACATTAAACTTTAGATATTGGGTAAATTATTTTTTAGACAAATCAGGCAACATAGAATTAGGTTCACCTGAATTTACTAATCATAAACAAAAACCACCTCCAGGGTTATTCGGTGGTTTACTACAAAAGCTACCACCTGAATTAAGACGAGCAGGTAGGGGTGTAGTAGAAGATTTAAGAAGAAGAATACCTATTGGTGGTGTGACAGGCGGAAGAGTATTCCCACCATTCAAAATACCGCCACTAAATATATAAAAATTAAGGAGATAATATTATGGCTTTACCAAAAATTGAAACGCCTACATACGAGTTGACTTTGCCATCACAAGATACAAAAATCAAGTATAGACCGTTTCTAGTAAAAGAGGAAAAAGTTCTTTTAATGGCGTCTGAAACAGGACAACAAAAAGAAATGATTCAAGCAGTTAAAGACATTGTTAGTACATGTACATTTAACGAATTAAACGCAAGTTCATTACCTATATTTGATTTAGAGTATGTATTCTTACAGATAAGAGCTAAATCAGTAGGTGAGGTATCAAAATTTAAAGTTTTGTGTCCTGATGATAAACAAACTTATGCTGAAGCAGAGGTAGATTTATCTAAAGTTGAGGTACAAGTAGATGATGGTCATACAAATAAAGTTATATTAGACGAAAAAAGAAACTTAGGTGTTGTATTTACATATCCTACAGTTGATACAGTGTCCGTGGGTGAGGATGTTCAAGCAGATAGTAAGACATTGTTCAAAGTTCTAGTTAATTGTATAGATCATATCTTTGAGGGTGATAAGACATACCCAGCAAAAGACTCAACAAAAGAAGAATTAGATCAGTTTGTTGAAGGTTTAACACAAAGTCAGTTTGAAAAGTTTAGACATTTCTTTGAAACTATGCCTAAACTTAAACATGAAGTAGAAATAGAGAATCCTAAGACTAAAGTTAAGAGTAAAGTAACTTTACAAGGGATACAAGATTTTTTCGGATCAGCCTCTCCCACAATAGCTTAGAGGCTTACTTTTCGACTAATTTTTCTCTTATTCAACATCATAAATATAGTTTAAGAGAGATTGAACATTTAATGCCATGGGAGCGTGACATTTATATCAATTTGTTAGAACAACATATTAAAGAAGAAAACGAAAGACGTAAAGCAGAAGCAGAGAGGCAAAAACATAATGGCTGAGGATAAAATAATAGTACCTAGTGACGTTAAAGAAATCAGTAAAAAAGTAAAAGTTGACCTAGAAGTTGACACAAGCGTAAAAGATTTAGGACCTAATCCTTACGCTAAACTAATACATATGGCGAGAGCCGTTGACGCATGGAGAATATTTCCAAGACTATTCTTAACAGTTTACATTATTCTATTATACAAATGTGTAATATGGTATATGAATTTAGGTTCACCTACGATGGAACAAAGTGGTTTAATTAGTATCGTTGTTGGTGCTGGTGCTGCTTGGTTTGGTCTATACACAGGAACAAGTAAAAGTAAAAAATAATGGCAAAAGACCCTAAAGAATTAGCTAAACAAACAGCAAAAGAATTTAGACAAGCCTTATCTGGCGTTTTCAAATCTGTTATTCCTGACATGAAGAAAGTAGCTAGAAAGCAAGTCAAGGAATTTGAGCAAACTTTAGTTACTGGTTCAGGTGAAAAAATACAAAAAGATTTAGATGGTTTAAATAAATTCATTTCAGCTTTTGATTTTAGAATAGAGGATCTAAGTAAAAATGCTGAGAAGTTAAATAAAGTTAGAGAAAAACTAAATGAAGATATAGCAAAAAGAGAAGAAGAGGCTGCTAAGTTAAGAGAGAAAAATATATTTTCTGAGTTAGAAATAATTAAAGATGAAAAGACAAATCAGATTGAAGTTAGAAATAAATTACTTACAGAAAAACAAATTAATAATAAAAAAGCACAAATAATTATTGAAGAGAAGAAAATAAAATTACAAGAAAAAGAAAACCTTGAAAAGATAAGACAGTTTCAAAAAACTGGTAAAGGTTTAAATGAAGAACAAAAAAAATCTCTAGTAGCAGAAATACAAAATATACAAGAGAGAAAATTATTATTAGAAGAAGAGAAGAAACTATTTACAGGTAGAAGTGGTAGATTTGATAAACGTATAGGTGGTTTCTTAGATGACTTTGAAAATGCTTTAAATGATAGAGCACCTGACTTCTTATTACCTATTCTTCAACCATTAATAGATGGTGCGAGACAGATACAAAAAACAATATCATTGATTATAGATGGCTTCTCATTTGTTACAAAAGGTTTTAAAAAATTAGTACCTACTTTTGAAACTAGTTTTAAAGGTACGTTTGATGGTGTCAAAAAAGTATTTGATAAAAGTATGACATCATTCTTAAAAAACTTTAAGGGTACGTTTAATGGTGTAAATAAAGTATTTGGTAAAGGTATTAGTTCAATCTCAAAAGGTTTTAAAGGCTTTGATAAAGGTTTAAAAGGTGTATTTAATGGTGTATCAAAAGGGTTTAAATTATTTAGAACAAAAGGTTTAGCTGCTAGTGTTAAAGCATTAAGTACATTTGCTAAAAGAATTGTTATTGCTGGGTTATCTGCTCTAATTGCTTTTGTACCACTTATGATACCTATGTTAAAAGTTATAGGTATTATAGGACTTGTTATCGCTGGTTTAGTTTTACTTAAAACTGGTTTTTCATTATTTACAGAAAAAGTATTACCTTATATAAGAGAAAAACTTGCTAATTTTGGTCTTGTAATAAAAAAAATAGCGTCATTTGTAAGAGAGAAATTAACTGCCTTTGCTGAAGGTGTCATGGAGTTGCCAGGTAAAATAGCAAACTTCTTTAATAAAATATTTGTAAAGATACAAAACTTTTTCATAGATGCTATCAATTCTGTCATAGCATTAATTAATAGAATAAAAATAGGTGATGATATAGAATTATTACAGCGGGTAGAAGAAAAAGAATTACCTGCTGACATGTCAACAGGTGAGAAGATTGAAATACCTAGTAAAGAAGAAAAAGAGATACAAAACGTTGAAGATCAAAAAGAGTTAGACAATATATTAGGTAAAGATGAAGAGAAACCTAAAGTCATTACCGAAGAAAATGAAAAATTTAATAAATTAATAGAGAATTTTAATAAGAATAACGAGAACACGATATTAGAATTAGATAGAGATAAGAGATTAATTAATCCTGAAGACTTTATCAAAGAAGAGAAGAAAGAGCCTATGACGTTTGCTCAAAACAATTCACCTATTAATAATGTTAATCAAATTAACAATCAATCTATACAGGCAAACCTTGCTAGAAACGTAGACGATACATTCTACGTTTTAAATAAACATTCAGCATAAAAAAAGGGATGCCGATTACTCGACACCCCTTAAAGTTAGAAAGCGAGAGAGAAGATTTAATCTTCGTCCGCTAATTTACTAAAGTATGACAAAGTATCATCTTCGTCATTATCACTAGTCGGTGAAGATTTAACTTCCTGACTTTTCACAACGTTTTCAGTTGCCGGTGGGAGGTCCGTTTTATCAACTGTCGTTGTGTTTTGTGTTCCTGAAATTACCCTAATCAGTTTCTCTTTGAGTTCGTCATAGGTCTTAAAATTACTAGGATCAACAAAA